ATTCTATCATGAAATCCTTGAGAATAAGATGTCAACTTTTTTTATACCACACCATTCCCTCTATATCCAGTAAATGGAACGGGGTAAACTCGTCCCAGGTAAAGGTCAATGCCACGTTTTTATCACTGGTGCATATCACTTTAATATCTGACATTTCCGCTTACCCCCTTTGCATTGCCAAAATCATGCTTCTTGTCTGTAATCTCGTTTGTCTTGCTACTTCATACGGACTTAACGCCTTGGGGCTTGTAATGTTCACATTCTGAACATATCCGCCACCGCCTTTTCCGGCGTTCTCCATGGCATGGTTTCTTGCACTTCCCGTAAGTGGTGTAACAACGGCTTTTCCGTTTACCATGCTAAGAAGTTCCGGCCCGGCTTCTGCCACCATGGCCGTGCCCTCTCTAAGCACGCCGCCTTTTGCCAGTCTTGGTAATGACAATTCCCCTATTTTTCCCAGGGAAACGCCCGGTATTTCATTGATAATTCCAATTACACCGTTTATCATGCGGATAAATTTATTTACAACGCCCTCAATGGTAGCCAAACATGAGTTAATGGCAGATTTAAAGGCATCCCCTACGGCTGAACCGATTTTTACACCTACGTCAACGAAACATCCCTTAATTTTCTCCCACAAGCCGGAAAAGAAAGAAGTCACGTTGGCAAAGGCGTTTTTAATATTGGTCCATGCGTTTTGAAACTGGGTGCCGAACCACTGTGGCACTGCTGCCAGGGCCGTTTTAATTTCCGTCCACCGGGCACCAAACCAGGAACCAATTGCCGCAAATACGTTTGTCACATTGGTATAGGCGTTGGTAAACATGGTAAGAAACCACGTTGCCACCTGGGCCAGGGCGTTTTTAATATCCTGCCACCGGGCACCGAACCACTGGCCGATTGCCGCAAATACGTTTGTCACATTGGTATAGGCGTTGGTAAACATGGTAAGAAACCACGTTGCCACCTGGGCCAGGGCGTTTTTAATATCCTGCCACCGGGCACCGAACCACTGGCCGATTGCCGCAAATACGCCCGTCACGCCGTTATAGGCTTCTGTAAATCGGTCAATGAACCACTGACCCACGCCCTGGAATATGGCAACTATTCCGTTCCACAAATTTTGGAAAAACTGCTTTATATTTGCCACAAAATTGTCCACAAATTCCCGGAACGCTCCGCAATTATCGTAAAGAAGTTTGAACGCTCCGGCAAACGGGTTTACGATAAGCAATAAAAGCCCCTGCCAGTTATTTTTTATAAAATCAACCACGGTGTTAAAAGCGTTTGGCAATGTTTCCGTGAAAAATGTCTTTATTCCGTCCCATGCGGCAAAAAACGCTTTTTTAATGGATGCCCAAATGGCATTTACTCCATTTCTGAACCACTCGCACTTGTTATAAAGCGTTACCAGGATGGCTATAACCGCCGTGATTGCCGTTACAATCAATATGATGGGGTTTGCTGCCAATACTGCATGAAACGCCGTAAATGCCGCCTTTGCCGCTTTGACGGCCGGGCCAATCTTTCCCACAACGGTTATGATGTTTGAAATGCCCGTGGCTACTTTTCCAAAAATGATAAGTGCCGGACCGATTGCCGCCACTACGGCCGCAATCTTAATAATGGTTTCTTTCTGGCTCTGGCTTAAATTCTTAAACCACTGTGTAAACTCTTTCACTTTTCCCACCACTTTTGTAATGGTCGGCTGCAAGGAACCTAAAAGAGTAGTGCCTAGGTCTGCCGCTGCCAGTTTCAAATTATTGGCCGCCACCTTTGCTTCATCCCACGGGTCCTGCGTGGCATTAAATGTGTCCTCAACTACGGTTCCGTAATTTTCCATGGATGATGAAAGACTTTCAAGGTCAATTCTTCCCTCACGGATGGCGTTTGACATTTCCGCCGCCCCTTTGGTTCCAAATACTTCCTGGGCAATGCTTAACGCTTCCGTTTCACTGGATGCGTTTTTGATTTTATCAATGGTAAGGCCCAGGGCTTCGTCAACGCTCTTGCCCTCGTCCGTGTATACCTTTATGGATTTTCTTAACCCTGCCATGGCCGTATCTGCATTTACGCCGTTTGCTTCAAACTGTGCCAAAAGGTTTGTGGACTGCACCAGGTTAAGCCCCATTTCTTTAAATGTGGCCCCATTCTTCTGCAAACTGTCCATAAGCGTGTCCACACTTATGCCCGTTTCCTGGCCTTTCTTCGTGAGAAGTCCCAGGACGTTGCCCGTTTCGGATGCATCCATGTTGTATTGCTCCATGATTTTGTCCGTTTTACCAATGGAGTTGTTTAAATCCGTGTCATTGATATTGGCAAATTCTATAAACTGCTTTGAAAGGTCTTTGAGGGTGTCCCCGGTGGCTCCAAAACGGGTATTGATTTCTCCAACGGCCGTTCCGGCATCCTGCATTTCAATAGGCATTTCCGTAAAAAGGTCATCCGCAATTCCGTTCAGTTCTTCCAGGGCTTCCCCGGTGGCTCCCGTCTTTGTAATGATAGTATCGTAACCATCATCCAATTCCATTGCCGCCGCTACCCCGGCACCACCTAAAGCCGTAACCCCAGCGGTCACTGGCAAAAGTTTATTGCCAATGTCCGTGGCTTTGCCGCCTACTTTTCCAAACGCTTCCCCCACTTTTTCCAGGGAAAGATTGCTTTTCCCGGCTTCCTCTTCTAATTTCTTCAAAGAAAGTTCCGTGGCTTCAATCTCTCTTTTGATAGCCCGGTATTGTTCCTCTGAAACTTCGCCTTTTTTAAACTGTTCTTCCACCTGGGCTTCTGCCGTTTTGAGAACGTCCAGTTTTTCCTTGGTTTCTCCCACGGCTTTTGTAAGTAACTGCTGCTTTTGTGCCAGGGCTTCGGTATTCTTGGGGTCTAATTTCAGCAGTTTTTCCACTTCTCTAAGTTCTGCCTGGGTGCTTTTCACGTTTTTATTTACGCCGCCCAGGGCCTTGTCAAGTTTCGTGGTATCGCCGCCAATTTCAATGGTTATACCCTTTATATTGTTAGCCATGCCTTAACCCCCTTTCTTCTTAAAATTCTTCCGCAATCCCTCACGGTCCGGCTTGGTCTGCTCCATACGCCAACAGTTTTTCAGATATTCCCGGCCCTCTTCTGTCTTTGAGTTTTCAAAAATCATGGCTTCACGCATAAAAAATAAATACACGTCAATTTCCATTTCCTGGACTTCGTAAATATCAATATGGCAATAGTCCATTACTAACTTTTCCGGCCGTGTAAGAAGTGTATATGGTATCTCGTCCCCTTTATCCTGGCGTGGATAAAAGGGCATTTTTAGTTTGGGTTTGCTTTTAACTCGTCCACAAATTCCATATAGGCTTCCAGGATGGCGGTACACTCTTCAATGTCGTAATCTTCCACATCCTCTGCCGTTACGGGCACCTTTCCCATGTTATTGCTCAACACTGCTGCCAATAAACGGTAAATGCTTTCCGTATCTTCAATAGTGGGGTTGCCCTCGTCCGTATCTTCCAGGTCTTTGATGGCTTCAAAAACGTGTTTCTGCGGCATCCTCACAAGGATTTTCTTTCCCTTTTCGGTCACGTTCCCGGCTTCGTCCGTCTTGTCCTTTAATGTGAACGGCCAGAACGTCCTTTTTAACTTATTGCAATTAAATTCTTTCACTGCCATAGTGGTATTCTCCTTTCAAAAAAGCGGCCGGGGTTTTCCCTGGCCGCTTTGGTGGTTTCTACAAGGTATCGGATGCGGTTATGGGTTCCATATCCTCTTCATACAAAATAAGTGTGCCCTCTTTATCCATGGGCTGTGCTTTAAATTCTGCATCAATAACCGTTTCACTGTCCTTGGCAAAAGCAATGGTAAATCCGGCCTGGTTGCTTCCGACAATGGTAACTCTCACGTCCCCGTCCACGGTGTCCTTATGGACAAAATGAAGTACATAACGCTTTCCGTCTGCATTTCCAATACCACCGATTTTTACAGTACGCTTTTTCTTCTCTGCATCTTCGGTTACTCTGGCCGTCTGGCATAATTTCTTTAACGTGGTTCCGCACCATGTCATAATGCCGGATTTCATGGTTGCTTCCTCTTCGGTAATGATAACCTTGGAAACTTTGCCCATATCGTCTTTGGCTTCATAAAAAGAGGGTGCATACTCAATTTCTGCACCGCCTTTAATGTGGCCCAGGCGGTTTTCTTCGGTTTCCAGTTCTTCGTTGGTCGGCATTTCCGCATTTGTTCCCTCAAACTCGGTACAATACAAATCGCCGGAACCTAAAACAATGCTTTCTTTGTTCATACTCTGTTTACTCCTTTCGTTTTGGTAAGTAACCCTTTGATTTCATAGGCAGTTTGGTAACATTCTTCGTCCGGGATAGGTGCCAGGTACATGTCATATTCCACATCCGGCACCACTTCCGCTTCAAACGCCGCCGCCAGGTCTTTGCGTTCCTGGTTATCCTCTGCCGTATAAAGTTCAAAGTCTATATCTTGGGCTTTGAGGTTGTTTAGGCCGTCCGCCCCTCTGCCCGTTTCGTGAGATAATAGGTAAACTATGTAAGGAAGCGGCGGCACCGGGTCATCAACGGTTCCCTCAAACTCATTTTTTGTAATGGGTACGCCGTGTTTTTTTGAAAAGGCTTTGGCTCTTTCCACTAATTCTTCCACGTTCATGCTATCCCCTCACTTTCTGCGTAATTTTTGAAACGGCCAAATCTCCCAGGGTTTCATTGACTGGGGCAATATGTTCAAACGCTTTTACGTTTCCGTAAGTTCTGCCGCCCCGGCGTAACTGGTGGCCTTTTTCCAGTAAGTGGGTCAATTGGTAATTCTTTTTGTTGTATACTGAATAACCATTAAGCCCGGTTATAACAGAAGTCCTGCCGCTTCGTTGGTCATATGTCCAATCTTTGGTATATCTTCCCGTTCTTTCCTGGTACGGTCCACCTTGTCTTAAACTTTTGGCGGCTGCGGCTGCGGTTTCTTCAAACGCTTCATTTGCCGCACGTTTTACAACGTCATTGCTCCAATTTTCCAATTCCGCCTTTATGGCTTCGTCCAGGTTGTCAATGGATGCTCTCAACCTTTCCCCACCCTTTCCCCGGCGTAAAGTTCCACTTTGCCGTTGCTCTTTGGTCCGTATGTTCGGTAAATAGCCATTTTCTTGCCATCTACCTTTATTTCTGTTTGGTTCTCATATTCAAATCCCCAAACTTCAACCATCATGGATGCCTTAAAACCCTTTTGCCCGGCCGCCGTAAATTCATCACGGCCAACCGGGTTGATTTTTCCAAAAACGTCCTTTTCCAGGTATTCCGTTTGGTTCTTTTTAATTAACAGTGTCACTAATGCTTCTATGGTAGCCACCGCCTTTGATTTTCGTACAAATCATGTCATAGGATGCCATTAACTCGTTATGGTTCTCCGGGTTGCCAAAATTCGCCTTGGTATAAATCAATGCGGCTTCGATAATCAAAGGGTCTGTGATGTTTTCCGGGTCCAAATAGTCCTGGTGTACGCCAATACGCTTTAAGTCCGCAAGGGCAACCGCTACAAGTTGCCCCACGTCCTCGTCTAAAACGTCATTGGATGTTTTACGCACCCTTAATTTGGCCTTGGCAATCAATTCTTTCTCTGTCATGCTCTGCCGCCTTTCTTACGCCATCAACCTTATGCCCCAGGGTTCTTCACACGGATAAATCCGTTCTTGGCAACCACATTTCCACCCATGAATACACACGCCTTATAAGCAATCTGGCCCTGCTTAAATTTGTACTCCGTGGATTTCTGCGCATCAATATCACTGAAAATAGCCACTTCGTAATTGCTCAACGGGCCGTACGCCATGCAATATGCGTCTGCGGTGCCGCCGATTTCTGCACATGCGGAATTGATAATGTAAGGCACTTCGTCAATGGTTCCCGTGTTTCCGTGGTTCATAATGGTGTAAACTTTGCGGCCCTGTTTATCTCTTAACTTGGCAAACTTTTTAAGGTCTTTCTTGCTAAGGATAAGCACCGCCATATCTTCCACATCCTCGTCCCCACCATAGGAATAAATGATTTCATCCAGTGTTCCGTCATCAATGGCGGTAATGGTGGAAATGTCGGTGTTGCGGTCAATAATGTCATCCGCTGAAGAAGTGGGATTGTAGAAAATTCCACGGAATTTTCCAGTTCCGCCAGCACCTACCAAAATCTGACGGGAAGCGTATCTTCTGATTGCACGGGTCACGCTTTCTTCCACAACTCCGTCATAATCTGCATCCGGCAGTTTTGACATTTCTTCCGGCTCTTCTGCGTATGCCGTGATTTTCTCACGCACAATGTCCGCATATCCAAAAGTCGGTTCAGAAGTGTTGTAATCTGTGTTTTCCGTTGTGCTTCCGGCTCCGTCCCCGTAAGACTTTACAAAAGGCCGCTGATAACTTTCGCCGCCAACAAGCGGAACGGTCCTTACTCTGTCAATAAGGGAAGAAACATTGTTGAAAGTCGGCATAATATCCGGGCTTGTATGATGCGGCATTACCACCCCGGTTGCCGTGCTTAATGCGTTACGGGGGTTTGCAAGGGCTTTGGCCTTATAGGAAACTTTTTTACCGTCCTTTAAGGCTTTTCCGCTCTTTTCTCTTACCTGGTTTTTCGGTTCGCTTCCGTTTTCTCCCGGTTTTCCGTCCCCAGTATCTTCCGGGTCCGTGCCCCCTGCTGCCTGGGCGGCCGCCATTAAATCTTCCCTGGCTTTAATCTCGTCCAGGATTTCCCCAATGGTTCTGGCTTCGTCCATGGCATCTGTCAATTCCTGGCCGCTTAACGCCTGGGCGTTCTTTCCCAGGTCTTTCAGTCTGTCTTTCAGTTCTTTCTTTGACATTTTCATTAACTCTTCTCTTGTCATGTCCTATTCTCCTTTCTACTGCCCCATATGGGCCATGGTAAGTGCAACAATTTGGCTTCGTTTTTCCTGGTCCGCCTTGTCCTGCTGCCCGGCGGTTTCCCCAGGTTTTAAAATATCTTTGGGGGCATTGTGACAATATAACTTTGTGTAGTCCTGCACGGCGGCGGCAATGGTGTTTTCCTCTCCAACCTTTACCCGGAAATACTGGGCGGCCTGGGTGCCGTTTAACCATGTTTCCTGCTCCATAAGTTCCTTTATTGTTTCAATGTCCACGCCCTCGTTTAGGTGTTCGGCGTAAATGCTCCAAATACCGCTTTCCACGGCATCCAGGGTGTCCGCCATTTTCCGCATGTCCGTGGCGTTTCCCTCGCACCCTGCCCATGGCTTATGTATCATTAAATAAGCATTGGACGGGATTGTGGGCATATCACTGTCCGCAAATGCGATAACGGAAGCAATGGACCCGGCCAGTGCATCCACATAGACGGTTTTCTTTCCTGCATACCGTTTGAGCATGTTGTAAATGGCAATCCCGGCAAATACGGAACCGCCGCCGGAATTGATGTAAATATTTAAGTCCTTTCCGTTTGCTTCGGTAAGGAAATTCTTGATTGCTTCCGGGTACTGGTCCTCTTCCTGCCATGCTCCCCACCAATCGCTTACAATGTCCCCGTAAAAATAAAGGTCCACGCTTGTTTCCGTGGCGTTCTTAAACTCATAAAATTTTTCCACGGTAGCGTGTGCGGCATCCTTGCAAGCGGTAAATCTCTTTTTTGCTCCTGGCATATCCTTAACCCCCTTCCATGGTTTCTAAGTAAGCACGGGCGGCCGCTTCCATTGCCCGGCGTTGCTTGTCCTGCTTTTCTGTCTGGTCTGTGCCCTCTCCCTGGCCGTTCTGTCCAACCTGGTAAAGGCTTTGGTCCCCGGCTTTTACATAGTTCAAAGAAACCATACGCACGTCCCCATCCTCTACCGGTCCATAATACATAAGTGCCCTGTATTCATTTATTGTCATGGCTCCACGGTCAAACATGTTTCCACCTATGGTGTCCCTGGTCTGTAATGTGGCATACTGCAAAAGATTGGCAGTAAATTCAATCTTGTTTCCGTACCCAATTTCCCTGGGTGTCAAAAGTTTAAATGTAAACTCATATCCCAATTGGATTGCCACGGGTTCAATGACGTTTTCATAAAAAGAAATCCATTCCTGGTCTGAAAGTGTGGATGTTAAAACCTTTTCATTTACGCCGTAATAGCGGTATACGTTATCACGCAAGAATGTAATTTGATTGGTTGGCACGTTTGGCGTGCGTTGGGCAATTTCTTTAAATTCCACCGTACTGTCAATGGCTGCAATCCCCCCGGCGTTGTCGGCGTTCATGTAGGCATCCTGGAAATCCTTGGCAATCTTTTTCAATTCTTCATTGTCTGCCAGGTTGTTATATCTCAAATACCCGGCAAGTGAATTGGAACGGTTGACAATGTTCTTTACTGTTTCGCCGGATGTTTCGATAAGGTCCAGGCTCCGCTTTAACTCCAAATCCGGGGACGTTCCCAGGAACCGCTTTTTGTTGTACCTTGCCTTGATATGAATAACATTTTGGTATGGCACTGTGTAGGTTTCCCCGTCATAGTCCCACCGGAAGCGGAAAAGGATATTATGGCGGTCATCTTCAAATATGCGGTAACTCTTCGTAGTAATCGGCTGTATACTCGTTATCCTCGTGAAATCCTCGTTATAGAAAATCACGGAAAAGGAATTGGACGTATAAACCAGGTCAGAAGCAATGCGGTAAAGGAAATCATAGGTTGACATTTCCGGGCACGGCCGCAATTTCAAAAGCCTTGCCAGGTAATCGTTTTTAATTGTCATGCCCTTTTCATCCTTTCGGATAACCTGGGGCGTGAGTTTTCCCACGTTCTTTGCTATTGCATCCGCAATGGCTCCCACAATATCGTTATCCCGTAGGGTTCCCGTTGGCACATACTCCCCACGGCTCAATAAAAGTGGTCTGTACTTTGCCCTAAAGGCTCCAAATACATTGGCTATAATTCCCGTATCAAATACCCCCTTTCCTCAAAAATAGGCCCATGGAATACACCCATGAGCCTATTGTAAAATTATTCGTGTTGAAATTCTGACCCAGTTTAAACCCCTGCTGCCAGGCGGCTTTTATGCCGCTTCGTTCAATAGTTTCTTGCCTATCTCGCTATGATATTTTGAAACCATTGTCATTGCATCAAAGACGGAAACCGCCCCGTCTATCCTCATACGTTTTTCAATCTTAACGGGCTTCATGCGGCTATCATTCATATTGATTTCCACCGCCACATTAAGAAGATGGGATGCCAATAGGGTATTATCTCCCAGGTTATATTTACCGTCTTTTAAATCGCCCTCAAACTGATGTAAGATAGGCGTTAAGTTTGTGCCCTGGTAAACGTCATCCACCTGGAACCCGGCCATTTTAAGGTCATCAATCAAATACCCGGCCATGTATCTGTCATAGCCGATTTTTAACGGGCGGATTTTGTAAACCTTTACCAGGTCAATAAACCATTTATACACATCCTTATAGTCCACCTGGTTTTCCCCGGATATTTCCAAAAATCCCTTTTCCCGGTAAATGTTATATGGCACGTTATCTTCGTTCACGGCTATTTCATACCGTTTCTTTGGCATGTAGAATTTTGTAATAACATTCCATTTTCCGTTTTTCCAAATAACGATTGATGCCGCCGTAAGGTCCGTGGTTCGTGAAAGGTCTATGCCGCCCACACAATAACATCCCCGGTACTCTTCCAGGGTAATCTTTATATCCTCGTTTACCGCTTTCATTACATCCCAATAGTCCAACCATGCCACACTGGAATTTTGCTTGATATTGCAGTATTTTGTCATAAACTCCACTTTCTTTGAAAGGGATGTTTTTGCAATCTCTATTTGCTCTAAATAAAATTCCTCTGATACGGACACGCCCAGGTTTGGGTTACTCTTTTTCAATTCCTCTATTGTGTCCCATGCTTCCAGGTTGTCAATCATGTAAATAAACGGCAAAATCCTGGTTTCTTTTGAATTTCCTTTGAGGAATGAAGTAGAACGCCGCATAAGTTCATCATAAATTCCATCATTGATGTACCCAGCCGTGGATATTGACATGATAAGCGGCTGTTTTCTTGCACCCAGGGCGGAAGTCATAACCTCATACTGTTTTAGTCCCTGGTCCCCCGGCCATGCTTCCATCTCGTCATTGACAACCATTTGAGGGTTGAAACCATCCGACTTTTTAGAGTTAAACGCAATCTTTTTTACACTGGTGTTAAACTCTTTAATATAAATATCACTTCGGCGTTTCTTGGTTATGCTTTCCAGTTCATCATCCGCCTGGACAATCTGGTAAAAGGCGTCATATACAAGGTCTGCCTGGTCCAGTTTAGGGGCAAGGAAATAAACCTTTGCCCCGTACTCTCCATCTATGTAAGTCATGTATGCCGCTATGGCTGCGGCAAACAAGGTTTTTCCGTTCTTACGGGCCACCACAATAAAAACTTCTCTAAATTGTCTGTACCCGGTCTTTTTATCCATAATGCCAAAAATGGCACTTACTATGGCCTTTTGCCATAGTTCCAATTTCAGTAAATCGTTACGTCCCTCTGAATGGTGGCAAAAGTTTTCTATGAAGTTGATAGCCTTATTTGCCTTGTCCCCGTCAAAATCCCATTTGCCACTTTTCAAACCATCTACCAGTATTTTGTAAATGGTTCTTATCCATTTTCCAACTGTTACGGCGCCATTTTCTATGGCTTCCCAGTATTGGAAAACATAGTTGTTATCCATTCCGTAACGCTGCCAATCTGCTTATATTTTTCTTTTCTTTCGGTGGCAAATACTCAATAAGCGTGTGAATAATTGCCGTATATTGGCGTGAATATTTTTCATAAATCGTGGCTGATGGGTGGGCCTTTACAAACTTTTGGGAAGCGTTGACCGTTTCCGTTGTAAGCCCCTCTTTTTTCAATTCTTCTTTTGCCTGGAAGCAAGCCACTTTCAAAAACGCCGCTTCCTCAACCAATGAATTTACAAGGCTTTTCTTGTCCTCGTCATCAATCCCGGCAAACATGGGGGCTAAAAATTCTATCTCTTTTTTTATCCTGGCATTTGTCAGTTTATTTATTCTTTTGGGTGCTTTCTTCCCATTACTTTTTTCATTTTCTGCCATATTCTAACCCCCCTCATATGCGTGCGACCTTGCAGAGTTTTTTTGAGGTATCTCCCTCGGTTCTTTCGGCCCCTCTCAAAATCTGCCCACCGGGGGGTGGTGTCTGCTGCACCATTTCTTTTGGCGGTAATAATTTTCCGTCACTATCAAAACGGTAACGGGTGTTAGGCTTTGCCTTATGCTCTTTGTTGTGGCAATCCTCGCAAAGGTATTCCAGGTTTGCCGGGTCCAATGTCACGCTTGCATCATGCACATTGTTTGGTGTGATGTATTCTTTGTGGTGGACAATCACACCGGGAACATAAAGCCCGGCCGCCTTGCACCGCTCACACAAACCATTTGCCCGTTTAATAACTGTCTGCCTGGTTCTCTTCCATGCTGCTGATTGATAGAAACCTTTTGCATATTCTTTCAACTGCTGCCACCGTCCTTTCTTTCATGCTCAAAGGCTTATGAGTGCATCCCACCCATAAGCCCATGTTAATATAAATCACTGCTACATTCTGACCCATTTACTGGCCGCCCTCTTCTCCTGCCCTGCTGCCGCCCGGCAACATATCCATTGCCTGGGCAACCAGTGTTATAAACTCCGTGCGGTACTCATAGAATTGGCGGCGGCCACACAAGGCATCTGCTATGTACTCATAAGGCGTGTTATATACAATGCTCTTATAAATCTTCTCCTGCATCTGCCGCCGTGCCCGGATGCTCTCGATATTCCCACATGAATTACACAAGGCATCATTTACGATAGCGGCGGCCTTAATATCAAAGGCACTGGCTTTCTTTGTCTTTATTCTCTTTTTCCGCTTCTCATTGCCTTGTATAATACTCCTGGCTATGGTCTTAATATCTGCATCCATTTTGTCCAATCTACTGCCGCCCCCCCCTATTCTTCATAGGTTTTCTTTGATGTTTCCGTGCGTTCTACCTTGATGCTCTCTTTTGCCATCTTGGAAACTTTTGCCCTTACGCCCTGCCCAACGTCAATGGTAACGCCTTTCATGTGCCGGGCTTCTATGGCATCCACAACGTCAAGCATGATAGTAACCACGTCCTGGTCTATGGGTCTTTCCGCATTACTGCCAAATAATTCCGTAATACGGTTCTTTGCCTTTTGCACACGCTCTTTGCTTTCTGCATACTTCTTGGCTTCGTCACACTCGCACCTACACGTTGCCGCTTCGTTTACCTCTTCCTGGCTCCATGTTTTCGGTGCGTAAATAATCCCGGACTGTCCGCAAAATTTACAATACCCTGTTTGTGTTTTGGTTTCCTCTGTCACTTCCTGGCCGCCGTCCTGCTCCATTTCCCTTAAATCCTCTTCTGGTATCTCATGGCCGCCGTCTGTTTTTTTCTCCATGTCCTATTCTCCTTTCCCTTTCTTCGCCTGTTTATAGGCATCCATGGCAACGGTCAATACTTCCGCTGACTGCTCCACGGTAAGCCAGTCCCCTTTTGCCAATAATGCCAAATTTTTATTTATTGTTTCCAGGGTTTCTTCCAGTGTTATATTTTGCAATGGTTTTCCTGCTGCCAAATCTGCTATTGCTTTTATAACTGGTCTTTTAAAACAATCGTCCACTGTTGCCATATTGGCTTCAATCACGCTTTCCGCCCTGGTCTTTCTGTGCTTCTCGCACCCACGGCACGGTTCCTTTGCAAACATCCCCCCAGGCATTGGCACGCCGTCACACATTCCGTCAATCCACGGTGCATTTATGCACTTTGCAAGTGGCATCCGCTCCGGGTCCTGCAAGTACTCCATAATCTCCGTTTTTGCTTCCTCTGCCCCATAGCAAACCACTGTTTTATAACCCTGCTGCCGCAACGCCGCCATATACTCTTCCTGTGCTTTTGTCGGCTTATTGTTCCCATACTTCATTTCCAGGTAAAGCCCATGGAAATTGTGACTTGCAACGGGCAGCACTACATCCGGCACGCCTGTTTTTAACCCCATTGCCTTTAATACCGCCCCGTTTGTCCGCTTGCCCTCGTTTGGGACGTGGTACATGAGGGAAAGGCACGGTAACACATGGGCGTTGCGTTCCGCCCAGTTAAAAAGGCTTATCTGCTCCGTGGTTTCCCCTCTCTTCATGTTCTGCAAATTCATGTTCCATTCTCCTATTCTTCCTCAATGGCATATTCCCGTTTACGCCGTTTGCAATCTTCCAACATGGCTTCCAAAATTCCCACTTCCTCGTCATTTAACCAGGTATAATATTTTTCAAGCATTTTTAAGGCGTGCAATTTCCTGGCATTGGCCTTTTCCTCTTCGGTTGTGTCGGTATCTGACACATTGGCTTCCCTGGTTTCATCCTCTAAGGTCTTGCGGTGCTTTTTCTTTTCTTCGGTCATGGTCTTTATTTCCTCGGCACCCAGTCCGCCCTTATCCTCTGCCGCCTGGGCAATTTCTTTTTGGGTGTCCTCGTCCGCCTTGGCCGCTTCCACGGCCGCCGTAATTCCTAAATTGCCTTTCTGGAATTGCTCTTTTACTTCCGGCGTGGCATTATCGCTTATGGTGTTTAAGGTTCTGATTTTCGGCACCGTTTCCCCCATTACTGCTGCCACATAGTCCCGGACCCTCTGCCCGGCTTCCAGAATAAGCAATCCCTCTTTCCTCGCCTGGGTCAATACTTCTTTCCAGTCTGCCGCCTGGGTCATAAGGTCATAGTCTGTCATTTTGCGGTTAAAGGTATTACCTACCAAAAGGGAAATTCTAAATTCAATTTCTGTCATGTCTTTATAGCGGCACGGTATATTTTCAAATTCTGTTTTCCCCTCTGCCACCAACATTTTGATTGCCGCAAGTCTGCGGTGGCCGGAATGTAACCAATATTCCCCGTTTACCCGTCCCAATACAAGCGGCTCCTGCAATCCATCCATGGAAATACCCGTTGCCAGGTCATCCAGTCCGTCCATACTGTACTTGTTATGTTTTGTAACTACAATGTCCTGGTAATTCAATGTGATTTCCTGGTAATCTTTGTTTTTCCCTGTTTCCGCCATGGTGGCGGCGTTCATAATGTCTAAAATATTAAATCCCATGCTTTCAACTCCTTTCCCCTGCTGCCAGGTGTCCAAATTTCTGCACATATTCCGCCACAAAGGCTTTATAGTCCTGGGCGGCTCCGCTGCGGATGCTATAATGCAACGGGGTTTGACGGTAAAACGTGGCATCCTTGGTCTTTTTGGAATGTCTGATTTTCTGCTTGAATACTGGGCAACTTCCCTTTGTCCTTAACCACATTTCCGCCGCTTCGCTTGTGTCCGTTCTCTCATAATCTGCAATAAGGCATCCGGCAAGCCTGGCCTTGGGGTTTAATGCCCGTATTTGGTTTATCTGCTCCACCAACTCTTCCAGGCCATCCAGGGAATAGGCATCTAAGCACACGGGTATAATGATTTCATCCGTTGCCACCATTGCATTTATGACATTCATCCCCAAATCCGGCGGATTGTCTATAATGCAATAATCATATTGCCCGGCAACCTCTTCCAGGGCGTGCTTGTATCGGTCATGTTGGGCACGGTTCTTTTCTGCCTTAATTTCTAATTCCGCCAACTCCATGAAATAATTGCACGGTATAATGTCCAGGTTCTTTTCCCTGGTGTCCCGGATATTTCCGACAATCCGCCCGGTCTTAATTATCCGGCACGCTTCGGCTTCCTCTTCCCGGCGGTACACTTCAAACAAACGGGATGCGTTGCCCTGCTTGTCATTGTCAAATAATAAAACCCTGCTGCCAGGCCGCTTTCTCCGCTTGTCCCCCTCTGCCAATAACTCCGCCATAGAAACGGCGGTGGTGGTTTTGGCAACGCCACCCTTTAGGTTGATGATTGAAATAACTTTCATGTGTGTTATGCTCCTTTCGCTCAATTCCGCACCATACGGGCGTATATGTAAAATGCCGCATTGATACCGTTGTATTTAACCTCTGCATCCAGGTATCTAAATCCTGGGTATGCCTTTTCCATCTGTTCTTTCAAAACTTCGTTGTCCTTTGCCATGCGTTCCACTTTGCTTTTTTTGAATTTTGAATAACTGCGTGTAGGTTCCGGCGGCTTTTTAAGGTTTTTGGACGGGCACCACCGTTTTGTCCCGTGTGGGTTCTGTGTTATGTAGGTTGCAAGGCCAGTAATCAGAAAATCGTCATCCGGCTTAATGCGGCGTGTGTTTGGGCGGTCGCATTTTCCCCATAATTCCTCTAACTCGTCACGGTCCACGCCGTCCCCGGATAACAGAATGTGAAAATGGGGACGTTTGTACCCGTCAAAAGCCAGGATATAAATATACTTGGCATTTTCAAGCCCTGCCTTTTTCCGGCGGCGGTTGATGCGTTTAATAAAATTCGTTATGTCTTTCTTTGCCCGGTCCACATCATCCGGCAAACAATCATCATTCCACCCAAACGTAGCCCAAATATCCCCTTTCCCAAAATTGATATTGGCAAGGCGTATTAAATACCGTCTTGCGTTTTTCTCGTTAAGGTTTTTCTGTGACGGCCTGGTTTCTCTTTTCTGTTTCGTCACTGGCATATTGCTTTTATCTTTAAAGGACGGGTACACCTGGGCTTCTAACAGTGTGGTGCCACTTTTGATGTTTGTTGACTTCGTGGTGGTAGTCCTATAAAGGCACTCCACCTTTCCGTCTTTCATCAACCGTTCCAATTCCCATTCCTCTAAGTTCTCAATCTGTTTTTGGTATGCTTCCTCATAATCGTAGTCATCATAATGCCTTTTTCTCATAGTTCCCCACCTTTATGTAAAACGCCCCTTACCCTGCTGCCAGGGTGCCTTTATCTATTGCCTATGTATCAAAATAAAATATAGGTGTCTGATATGCTAATACCCATTACAAGGACGGGGAAGTGCTTCCGCTTCATTAAATTTCAATCAAAAAGTCAGTCTATTGCCATTTTGACAACTGCAAAACCCAAAACGGCCAGGCCGCCCAAAATCAGCATTGCCGCCGCTGCTACTCCAATAATTATGTAAAACATAACCCTTTTCCACCTTTCTTTTCTATATATAGTAGAAAGTGCTTTTATTTTTCTATATGTTGTGCTATACTGACTTTGTTAGTTCCAACCCGGTTGTTTTGGTTCCCCACCTTGCAACCGGGTTTCGCTTTTTCTTTTTACGCTTCCGGCAATTCTCCAAACATTTTTTCGTAAATGTCCGTTGCATGTCTCATTAAAAGGCTCTTTGCTTCCTCTTCCTGGATGGCTTCCCCATACGTGCTATAATCTTCCTCATGGGTTAAAAGCCAATTTCCTTTTGCAGATTTCCATAATTCGCACGGATATGTCCGGCCAACCTCTTTTCCCGGATACATAGAACGGGTTAAAAAAGTATCTACCCGGTACCACTTTCTAACCTCTGCCACTTTTTCCATCTTCTCGGTGTTATACTTCATGCCCTTAATTACAAATTCCATTTTCTTCCTCGCATTTCCAGTAATATTCATTGATAATCAGCATTTCTTTGGATGCAATCAGCGTTACACCCAACGGGACCGTGAAAAGTGCTATGGTTGCATCCCCGTCCAATAATTTGACTGCTACCACGGTAAGGATAAGCACCGCCACCCCATGTAACTTTTGGGTAATGAAATACCTTTTTCTTTCTCGCTTTTCCCTTAATGCCTTTTTTCTCTTTCTTTCACGCTCTTTGGCATCCATGTAGCCCATGGCATAGGCGTGTTCTATCATTGCCGTACATGCTTCCCGGCTGACCGTCTGTAATTCTGCTACCATGTTAAGTTCCTCGCTTTCCTTACTGGCTTACCTTGTACTTATCCACAATATCCACAATCTGGTCCATAATAACTTCTAATTCTTCAACCCTCATGGCCTTATCATCAATATAGAAGTCTGCATAAATCTTTCTTGTGTCATTTCCCCACATGGCCGTCTGTTCTGGCAATGGTGCATTTATGGCATCAAATACAATCCCTTGAGCCTTGCACCATTCCACCGCCGCTTCTAAGTCTTTCCCGGCTCTGCTTGTCCAGAGGATAACTTTATGCCCCTGGGCTTTTAACAGTTTTACGGCCGCCACAATCTTTGGCTTTGCTTCTATGATTTCCGGGAACCTGGTAATGGCAAGGGTGTCGTCAAAATCTACCGCATAAACCGCCATACTATCCCACCTTTCCCGTTTCCATGCCAGAATTATCCATTGCCTGGTGTCCTGCTTCCGCCTGGCTCATTTCATATTTCAGTAACATGGCCGCCACTTGTACCATTTCACAAGCGGCATCAATAGCCTGGTTGTAAATCGCCGTTGGGCTTGTTTCCTTTTCCAGGAAAGGAGCAATTTCCCGGCCCCGTACCCGGTCCCATAATACGCCCATGGAAGATTTCACATTGTCCATGGCTTCCTGGGCTTCCTCTACCTCTTCCAACGTCACGGCGTACCCCTCATGGGTGGAAGCAAATAACGGAAATTTTGCATTTGCCCGGTTTAACTCTGCCAGGGCGGCCGTTTCAACTTCTTTTCTTAATTCAATCATTGCCATGGTCTGTGTCCTCGCTTTCCATATCCTTTAAAACCTGGTTTGCAAATTGTTCCGCTTCGTTTTCGTCAAACTCCTGGCCCAGGCAATCCTGCATAAAGTGTTTGTATTCATGTGCCAGGGTTTCTATAATGCTTGTTTCCTTGTCTGGTATCTCTTCCGCAAGGTAAATACTCTTTTCAGACGGAATGTAACAACCAAATCCCTTTTGGCCGTCTGGGCTTTCGATACAGTCAAATCCCTCTGCAATATGTAAATATACTTTTTCTTTTACAGAATGGTTTTCTTCCAGGTATTTAATTGCCCGGTTGATGGCATCATTGCAAATTATGGTGTGGTATAAAAAAAGTTGACATCTTATTCTCAAGGATTTCATGATAGAA